AAAATATCAAGTGCTTTAGATTCAATAAGATTAGATGTTTTACTTGTTAAACTCAAAGTAAATTTTTAACATAAAAATAGTTGATATCTTAATATTTATCAATATGACAAATAAAATACCTATAACAAGAATTGGTAAATTCTTTGATGCGAGTGATTATCAATTGGATATATCAATGGGTGAGGAATGGTTATATGGGGATATGAACTTCACCATTGTATTATATCGTATAGATAGATTAAAAACAAAGACTGACGATGTATATGGTGAAGCATTAAAGGATGGGATTAAATTTCTACCCCCAATTGAACTGAAAGGATATGTCCAAATATCAGCACCTGAGAATAAACAGATTGCGGGTAGTAAACCAGGTATTAACCAAACCGAACCTGGTAATATGAGATTCTCCATTTATCAAAAACAATTGGATGAATTGGGAATTGATATTGCTTTTGGTGATTATTTGGGTTATAACGAAACTGAGAATAGAATTAGATATTATGTTGTGAATAATGATGGAAGGGTTGTATCGGACAATAAACATAACTATGCTGGTTATAAACCATATTATAGAACAATCACAGCTTCAGCAGTTGTTGATAATGAATTTAGAGGATTGTAATTATGCCATTACCAAAGAAAATAAAAAAAGATATACCATTAACTGAATCAAAGATTCTTTTGGAAAGAAGAAGAGAATTGGTTGATAAGATTAACAAAGATGGTACTTATTTACCCAAGTCTTTATTACACGCAGATTTGGATGGTGGTTTTTTGGATTTTGTTAAGAATGAATTAAAGACTATTGTTGATGGTAAAGTTATACCAACAATTGATATATTAATGACAACTCAAAATTGGGCACAATTTACTGAAACTTGGGATATACAAAATTTGGATAATAATGTTGAACCCCCATTTATTTCAATTGTTAGAATCCCTGAAGTAAAGTATGGTACAAATCCAGCTGTATTATATACAATACCAAATAGAAGACAATATTTTTATGCCCAAGTTCCAACTTGGGATGGGAATAGAGTTGGTATGGACATTTACAAAATACCACAACCAGTTCCTGTTGATATTACATTCCAAGTAAAAATTGTTTGTAATAGAATGAGAGAATTAAATAAATTTAATAAAAATATTATTGAAAAATTTAGTTCTAGACAAGCATACCAAGTAATTAAAGGTCATTATATTCCAATAATAATGAGTAATATATCTGATGAATCAGTAATGGATATGGAAAAAAGAAAATATTATATCCAAAGTTATGATTTTATTATGTTAGGATTTTTAATTGATGAAGATGAGTTTGAGGTTTCTCCAGCAATAACTAGAGTATTACAAGTTTTAGAAGTAGATACTACCACAATAAAGAGGGGAAAAAATAGAAATACATCATTACCTAATATTTTTGATGCTGTATTTGTTGTTGGTAATACCACATTATCACAAACATTAGATTATACAACAAATCTATCAATATTAGAAACTGATAATGTTCAAAATTTTGATGTTTATATAAATAACGATTACTATGGGAGTGATATTAACGAGATTCAAATTAATACTGGGGATGTATTGAGAATTGAAGTAGATAAAACTGATAACTCATTACAATCAATGATTAAAATAGAAAGACCATTATTGGTTTAACTATCCCCATAGATATCTTTTTTCTCCTTACATTTTTCAATTATAAGTCTTTCCAAGAATCTATACATTTTAATCCCATTCTTATCACAATAATTTTTAAGTATATTGTGAACCTCTAGAGATATTTTTAAATTTTTTATTTTTTTACCTTCATTATCCATAGTAGAAAAAAGGTAGAATTTATTCTACTCAATTTATTAATACATATTACAAAGTAAAGTTTTTTGTGTTTTTGGGTAATATTTATCTTAAAATAAATTATTTAAAAATAAAAAAAAATGGCAAATAAAGTATTCGTTTCTCCTGGTGTTTATACTTCCGAGGTTGATTTAAGCTTTGTTTCTCAAAGTGTTGGTGTAACAACTTTGGGTATTGTTGGTGAAACTCTTAAAGGTCCCGCCTTCGAACCTATCTTTATTACAAACTTTGACGAATTTCAAGCTTATTTTGGTGGAACTTCACCTGAGAAATTTATTAACACACAAATTCCAAAATATGAAGCGGCGTATATCGCTAAGGCATATTTACAACAATCAAACCAATTATTCGTAACAAGAGTTCTTGGTCTATCAGGTTATGATGCGGGACCTTCTTGGTCTATTGTTACAGTCGCTAATGTTGACCAATCAACTGTTGGTTTTGAATGTACAGGATTTACAACAGTAAATTGTGTAACTGATTGTACTGGGTTCACAATCGTTGATTATACTATCGGTTTTACAGGATGTACTAATAATGTGGATTCAATACAATTTACAACTACATTACCAGATTTCTTATCATCGGATATCAATAGTACATATGAATTATTTAATGGTTCAACATCAACAATAAAAACTGATTTGCAGAATCAAATTTTTAATATATTAAATGCGCCCGCAAAATCAGCAACTTCAATAAGTTATTTTGGTACTATTTCAGGAGGAACTTATGATACATTATCAACATACACTGCAAGTACAAATGTATTTGGTGTTGACAACGTAAGTTCAGATTTGGCAGATTATACAGCATCGGTTAATGATACTTGGTATTATGCTACATTTGATAATGTAGGTAATACTGATTATACAGGGTATTCATTCTATAATATTGTAGATAGTATAGTTCAAACACCTACACTCTCTGATTGTGCAACAATATTTAGTTATTCTGTAAGTGCTGCGACAATTGGTGAAGTTTTTGGTTCTATTAATTATAATACAAATGTTATTAATGTTTGTTTACCTTCAGGTTCAACAACCGCAGATACAACTGCTATGACAATAACTTTCAGTTCTTGTACCACAGGTGTAACAAGTGAAAGCGTTACTCAGTCTGCAACAACAACTAATGTTGACTTTAGTGCTCTAACTAAAAGTTATGTTGTAACATCTGAAGATGGTTCAGTCATTACAAATTGGACTGTAAACTTAAATCTATTTGACCCTTGTGGATTATGTGCTTCTGGTAATACAGGAACACCGAATACTGGAACAACATTAAATTGTTATAGTGGTACTGTATCAGGACAAGCATTTGTTTATTCGGGTAAATCTTATACTGACTATGATGATTTGGTTATTGCCACATTACGTTCAAGAGGTTTGGCCACATATACGACTGATGATGGTGCTGTTTATGAAGTGTCAGGTTTAACTGATGTTAGTATGACATGTTCTGGTGCTTATTCAGGTGTCACTAAAAATCCTTTTGCGACATTTGGATTGAATGTAACAAATAAAGATAATCAAACATTTTTCTTTGAGACATCATTTACAAATTCTGATCCAAAATATCTATCAAAAGTTTTTGGTGCTACTAATTTCTCAAAACAAAGAACTACAGTTCCTTTATTTGTTGAGGAGATATTCCAATCTTTATTAACATATGGATATAGAAAGGGTTATATTAGAGGTTTAAATTGTTCTTTAACAGCATTACCTAATGCTAGACAACAAACTGACCCAACATCAATTGCTTGGTATTTAGAAAAATATCAATCACCTGAATCACCTTGGGTGGTTTCTGAATTAAGAGGTAATAAAGTATTCAACTTATTCAAGTTTGTTACTATTGCTGATGGTAATGATGCAAATTATGAAGTTAAATTATCGATTTCTAATATATCATTTAACAATGGAACGTTTGATGTGTTTGTTAGAGATTTCTTTGATAACGATTCCAATCCTGTTGTACTTGAGAAGTTCACAAATTGTTCAATGAATCCAAATGAAAATAACTTCATTGCTAAGAAAATTGGTACTATGGATGGTGAGTACGCATTGAATTCTAAATTTGTTATGTTAGTAATGAATGAAGATGCTCCAGTTGATGCCTTGCCTTGTGGATTTGAAGGATATCAATTCAGAGAATATGCTGGTGTAAGACCTCCATTCCCAATCTATAAAACTAAATACGATTTCCCTGGTGAAGTAATTTATAATCCACCTTTTGGCTTATCTTCAGGTTCTGATGATATAATAAGAAGTGCTGGAGATAATGTTAGAAGAACTTATTTAGGTATTTCAGATACAATTGGTTATGATTTAGATTTTTACGCTTACAAAGGTAAACAACTTCCTTTATCAGTTTGTACTGATACTAGTGGTGACAATTGGTTATATAAAACAAAGGGATTCCATATGGATATAAATGCTAGTGGTATCACCATTGGTAATTCATTCGCGACAAGTGGAACTCCAGCATTCTATGTTGGTTCTGGAACTTTCACATCAGACCCAACAAGTGAATCAAATCCATATTACAGATTGTTTGCACGTAAATTCACTTTATTGTGTCAAGGTGGTTTTGATGGTTGGGACATTTATAGAGAAAGTAGAACAAATGAAGATAAGTTCATCTTGGGTAGAAATGGTTATCTTAATGGTTCTTGTCCTTCATTTAGATATCCTTCCGCAACTGGATGGGGTGCGTTTAAAACTATAGCTGTTGGTAATAATAGTATCGATTACGGAAATACTGACTATTACGCTTACTTGTTAGGTCAACAAACATTTTCAAATCCTGAAGCTGTAAATATAAATGTATTTGTAACACCAGGTATTGATTATGTTAATCACTCTAATCTTGTTGAGGCCGCAATAGAAATGGTTGAATTTGATAGAGCAGATTCAATTTATATAGTAACAACACCTGACTATAAAATGTTTACACCAACAACTGGTGACCAATTAGATTTGATTTATCCACAAGAAGCTGTTGATAACTTAGAAACCGCAGGTATAGATTCAAACTATACAGCAACTTATTACCCTTGGGTATTAACAAGAGATACGGTTAACAATACTCAAATCTATATTCCACCAACTGCGGAAGTATGTAAAAACTTAGCATTAACTGATAATATCGCGTTCCCTTGGTTTGCTGCAGCAGGTTATACTCGTGGTATTGTAAACGCAATTAAAGCTAGAAAGAAATTAACTCAAGAAGATAGAGATACCTTATACAAAGGTAGAATTAATCCAATTGCAACTTTCTCAGACGTAGGAACTGTAATTTGGGGTAACAAAACTCTTCAAATTAGAGAATCGGCTTTAGATAGAATTAATGTTAGAAGATTGTTATTGCAAGCACGTAAATTAATTTCTGCAGTATCAGTACGATTATTGTTTGAGCAAAATGATGATAAAGTTAGACAAGATTTCTTAAATGCTGTTAATCCAATCTTAGATGCCATTAGAAGAGATAGAGGTTTATACGATTTCCGTGTAACAGTTTCTTCTGACCCAGCTGATTTAGATAGAAATCAATTAACTGGTAGTATCTATATTAAACCGACTAAAGCGTTAGAATTCATTGATATTACTTTCTATATCACCCCAACAGGTGCATCATTTGAGAATATTTAATTGAATAAAATTTAAAAAGGGGAGACTAATCTCCCCTTTTTTATTTAACATATATTTATAATTAAAAAAAATATGAGAATATTAGTAACAGAAAATCAACTTAAATCATTGGTTGAGTTTTATGAAAAAGGTTATTCATTTGATTGGGATGACAATGTGTTAAATATGCCAACCAAAATACATTTAGAAAAAAAGTCTAAAGATACTTGGAAAGACTATGATGTTTCAACTGAGAAGTTTAGAGAAATAAGACATAATATTGATGGTGAAAAATTAAGGTTAAAAAACAATAACCCAAATGACGCATTTCAAGATTTCAAAACTGAAATTTTTATTCAACACACAAAAGATGCAATTAATAATAATGAATTTGCACCTAGTTTTAAAAAATTCAAAAAAACATTAATGAATGTTGTTGATTTTTCAATCATAACCGCACGTGGTACTAGTAAAGATTCATTGAAAAAAGGTATTAAAGTTTTAATAGATATGACTTTTTCTGATAAAGAAAAAGAAGAAATGAATAAAAATTTAAAAGAAAAAAAATATTCAAGTATTGATGATTATTTAAAAGACCAACAATTATCTGCCGTATCGTCAGATGAATTTAAAACTGAATACAAATCAACTGGTGGTGCTGAAAATCCTGAAATTGCAAAAACTATGGCATTTGAAAAATATGTTGATAGTGTTGTGAAAAAAGTTGGGGATTTGGTTGACCATCCTGAAAGAGAAGGTATTAAAATTGGATTCAGTGACGATGACTTGGGGAATATTAAAAAAATGGAAGAGTTCATCAAAAAAGAATTAGTTAAAAAGTATCCAAAAGTAAAATTTGTTATATATGATACTTCAAATCCTAAAGATGTTAAAAAGAAATATATTAATATAGAAATAAATAACTAATTATTAATATAATTAAAATTATATATAATAACTAATATATAATGTGATTTATTAATCAATAATAACTTTTCAAGTAAAAGTAAATAGAAAAATTTTCAATAGTATAATATTTATTATAAAATAAATGAATAAAATTAAAATAATA